CTCCTCCTTCCTCTTCCTGCTCCGCCGCGGGCTGCTCGTCTCGCTTTTCCACCCCATACTTTTCAAGCATGCTGGCGAAACGGCGAAACTCACTCTCGCTCTCGAATGGGGAAAGGCCCTCCTCCCCAATCCCGTACGACTCGGCCAGCGCCTTCACCTCGTCGTTCACCCAGCTGGAGTCGGCATCCGTGCCATCCGCCTCGGAAGCGCCGTCCTCCTCCTCGACAGCGTCCATGCCGTCGGCCTCCTCGGTGGAATCCTCTTCCAGTTCTCCAGCCATCTCGGGGTCTTCCCCGCGAGCAATCGCTTCCTCACGGTCGGTGAGGGCCATGTCTTCTTCTTGTGCGCCTTCGTCGACCCCAAAATCCAGGTCGCTCTCAAAGTCCGTTGCCATGTCTACCTCCAGAAAGTGGCTCGTCATATTCCTATACGGCTAAAAAGTGGCATTTTTCCTGACACGGTGTCAGAAAACGCGACCAAGAAGCTCCCTCGCGTCGGAAAAGTCTCGCTCCGACAGGGCAGATCCCTTGGTCTTGTTCCTATCCACCATTCCTCGGTGGCGTATATACCTGTCACGCTCTTTCAGGCTGCTAAACCTCACCTGATAGAATTCCGGACAGGACGGATCAGGCGTAAACTCCACGCCGGAAAAGCCGTTCCGCTTGCGGTCGTATTCAAATTCAGCCAACTGGTGCGATGTAAACCCCAGCGCGTCGCTCACGGGAATTTCCGGCACCGCCTTCTTGCGTCTCTTCTTGTCCTTTTTGGGCAAATCCTGCACTCGCCGGGCCGACACGCCGTCGTCCAGCTTGATGAATCCAGCCGCGTCCTGCTCCATCATCTTCTCGAAACCAACTTCCACCACCTCACCGTTGTCTTCCCTGACAAACTGGTACATTGCGCCCTCCTTTACGTTTTCTGACACCATGTCAGTATTTGTTCGCAAAACTCTCTTTTTGTGCCGCCGTTGTAGAACAGAACGTCCCTCGGGAAGCTGGCGTAGTGGCTTTCGGAGACGTGCCCATTGTCTTGGTGCCCGGGCCGCGCCACCTCGGCTAAATAGCCTCCCAGTGTTTTAATGAGCTTGGCCTCGTTCGGGAAACGCACGTCCGTCACAACCACGTCCACGCCCTCGCTCCACGCTTCCTTTATCCTGTCGTCCGCCGCGTCCACCCAAATGTTCTGCCCTAGAATGTCTCTGCCAGCCTCGGTGCCTAGCTTCCGCAGAAGGCGTCTCACCTCGCGGTAGCCTCGTTTTACGGACTCCAGGCTGCCATGCTTCTCGATGAGGGTCGATAGGCGGTAGGCGTACACCATGTCCTCCCGGTAGACGTCAATCCACGGGTCGATGGCTATTAGCATTTCTTTCATTGGGTCGGCAAACGCTACACGACGCCAGCCTTCTCTCACCAACACCTTCGCCGCCGCGTCCTTCCCGCTGCCGGGATAGCCGTACAACCCAAGGAGACGCGGATGGATGCTTCTTTCACGCATTGCGCCACTCATTTCTTGCGGTGGTAGGGCTCATGCCTACCAATGGGCATGGGCTCGAAATATGGGTAGGTTCCGTCAATAACTATTCCGCAACCAAGCACGGGCCGGATCGGGAACGGCTTCGCGTAAGCGAAAGCATATTCCGAAACCATTATGCCACAACCCACGTTCATCCCGAACACGCGGTCGAATTCGTTCGCATGGAACTTAACGCCAGCGTAAGTGTGTACATGCCCCATCACGACGGATCGGCGCTTCTGCATCGCCCTGTTTAGCGCAGCGTCCTTGCCGGAAGTGCCCGTTCCGTGCTCGTACAGCACGCCATCAAGAATATGGCTCTCACGCCAGTCCCATTCCGCCGTGTTCCAGACGTCCCGGTAGGGCTTGATGTATCGGTCGGGAATCCCGGCGCGGCGGGCCGTACGGAAAGGACGGGCATCGTGGTTTCCGATGGAAACGGTGGCCCGCCGCATCTTCCGCTGCCACAAACGCAGCCTTTCGGCCGCCAACTGGCACTCGTCTTCCGCAGAGTGCCCGTTTGGGTCGTGCTCCCAAAAACCGAGTGCATGCAAATCCACCACGTCCCCGATGAGGTGGACGTGTTCCACTTTCCACGCCTTGAACACGTCCAGGCAGAATTCCAAATACCTGGGATGCTCGAATGGAATGTGGATGTCCCCGACAATTCCGATGCGCATGGGGATCTCCTACGACCAGTCCATATCGACGTTCGCCAAAAAGAAACTCCACAGGGCAGGGCCGAGGAAGGAAGCCACCTGCTCCTCAAGTTCCTCGGCGCTGGAGTCCGGGTTTAGCTTGAAGTCCCGGGTCGCGAACAGGGCATGCACCAACTCATGCCAAAACGTAATCTCCCGCACCTGCTCATTCCCGCTGTGTCGCAGGCTTATTCGGCATTCGTTGATGTCGGTTTCTCCAAAGTCGTCCATGCCGGTGCTCACCGTCACGGTCCACGGAAGCCCGTCAATAAGAAACTCGTCTGGAATCATTGCTCTCCCCCGCCTGATGAGGAAGCAGCGGCCCACGCCTGCTGCTGAGACACATTCCGGCCGTGGGCGTTGTTCCCGGCACTGCGGCGAACATACTCCCTCGTGGACGGTCCACCGCCCATTCCCTGCATCTCGCCGCCCGCCGCCGCAGCGGGAGCGTTGAAGCGAATAACGTCCTTCAGTCGCGGCAAGTCCATAAGCTCCGCTAACGTGTCGTTCAACTGACGCATGTCAATGGTGCCGCCCTGCATCATCAGCATTTGGCCAAGTGGGACGTAGACGTTCGTCACCAGCTCCAAGATGGCCTTTGCTCGCTCCGAAGGGCTCTTGTACGACATCGAGTAGACGTCAATGGAAATGTCGTAGTCGGAATGTTGCCCCTCGCGGTCGCCAGGCTTCCATGGGCTGTCGGCAAACACTCCGTCCAGGCCCTCCCACTGCAACTCGCCCGGGATGGAGTTCACGTCGTCGTCCCACAACATGCGACCCAAGTCCCTCACCAGTAGCACGACGGCGTCCGTCACCCTGCTGGCCATCTGGGCCACACGGCCACTCATAGCACCGTGAATCAGTCGCTCTTGCCCCAATGTGTCGGCTTGCGGGCCAAGGCCAGCCAGCGCGGATAGGTTGCCAGCCAGGTTGTCGAAGTGGTCTATCATGTTCAGCATGAACATCTGGTTTTGTTGATCGACGCCGCCTAGCTTGATCGAGGCAATCTCGTTGGGGTCGTTGATGCACACCAATTCGCCATGCTTGGCCGCTTGCAAGTTGCGGGCACTCTTCTCGGCACCGGCCGTGTACGTCTGCACCTCCTTGAAGTCTCGAGCGCTCCTCACCTGCTTGCGGTAGACGTTGTTGATGTGCCTTGCCAGCGGAGAGAGATGAGTGGCTGGGCCAACTGGCATCAGGTTTTCCGGGACGTCGTCAAAGCTCAGGATGTGGTAGGGCCCCAAATCCGACCCGGTCCATTCCATTTCCGCCAATGGCTTCCCGTACGGCTTTAGGCTGCCGTTGCGGAAGTCGCACGGATACGTCACCACCTTCCCCTCCCTGGGAAGCCACAAATCGACAAGGTCCACCATGGGACGGAACTCGTCCGCGTCCGTCTCATACCCCTTGCCAATATTCTCCAGACGATCCTCGCTCACCTCCATCTTGCTGCCGGGCCGCACCAGCTTGACGGCCTCCTGATCCCAGATGGTGTCGTCCTCCAAGTCTTCGTACGGGATGCGATAGACGTCCCCAACAAACTCCGCTTCGCTCCACTTTTTTGCAGACGTGTCTGCAACGAAATTGTCAAGGCTGACATTGGACGCGAATGGCCGCCCCGGATCTGCGTACACGTCCCTCTCCAACTCAACCACCGCCGAGTCGGACATGTGGGCCTTCACGACACCAATCGAAAAGAACGAGTCCAGCACCCATCGCCGTATCGTGTGGACGAGCCCAATCTCTTCTATCAGGTTGTTCAGGGCCAACTGGTAGTGGCGGGCAAACCCTCGAAGGTTGCGCCGCCGCGTACTCACCAGCACCTTCGGGCGGTTGGCGGCCAGCGACATCATGTAAGCGCTCACCGTCTGGTGCAGCAAGTTGACGACAAGCTCCCGCTTTCGCCCCTCGTTGCTGCTGCTGGCCCCATACCCGTCCCCGGCATACTCCTCCACCAGCGACTTGTTCACACGGCGGAAGCTGTCCCAGTCGCGATAGGACTTCTCCACCGCCTTGAATAGCTTGCCGTTTCCGTCGTCATCCATGTTTTCTGACACGGTGTCAGTTTTTTGCTCTTGCATGTTTCCACCTTAGTCCAGAAACCCGTCCCCAGCGTGCTGAAACGACACGTCCCCAAGGGTGGTGTCGTCCCAATCGTCGTCGTTAGTCTGTCGAGCCCAGTGCTCAACACGCCACGCCATGGTGTCCGGAGGGGGCGGGCCCTTGGGGCGCACGTCTTCCGTCTCGTAGACGGGACGGTCCTCCAGGAGTTGCAAGGCGACGGCGAAAGCAATCACCCGGTCCCCATGGGCCATGCCCTTCGACGACTCGTCCAGCGTGGAAATCTTGTGAATATACTCAATGCTGCTGTTCGGCCCGGTGCGTACGTAGTCGCCGCACTCCCTCACCAAGTCCTCGCTACGCATCACCACGTCGTTCGTCCTCACCTTCGTGTGCAAGTCCGAAAACAGCATCTCCTTCGTTCGCTGATCCGTCCACCATCCAATTTCCTTCAGCTTCTTCCGCCCCTTGCGCCATTTCACCGTGCGGTAGTAGATGTTTCCGTATTGCACCTTCTTCACCCTGGCCGTGAACGCCGCACCGCACCCGTTCGCCTCCCAGCCCATGTACGCATCGTAAAACCACTTGGCGATGGCCGTGCACAACTCCCCGAAGTCAGCGGGCTCAATGGTGTTGCTCGTAAACTCCAGCACCTGCTCGCACGT